CCCTCAGGTGGACAAACCTATCTCGTCGAGGATTATCCGACCGGACATACCGCCACCGAGGTGATTACCTACCTGAACAATCTCGGCAGCCAGGGCTGGCAGATCAACGCAATTGACATGATCAACCAGAATCAGCGCCGCGCAATCTTCACCCAGGCCAATCAGCCGGTCGAATACGAAGTCGTCGACTACGACACCGGCAAGCCGGCGGCGACCGTGCAGTCCGATCTCAATGGCTACGGCACGGACGGCTGGTTGCTCAGCCAAGTTGATCTGTCACGGCAGAACCAGCGGCGCGCGATCTTCCTGCGCGGGCAAAACGGCAATGCGCTGACCGTTCCCGAGGCGCCGCTCGATGGCGATTACTACGCCCGCCGCAGCGGCACCTGGGACGGCCTCAATGATGTGTTCATGCGCTGGGTGCCGTATATCGGGCCGCCACAATCGTTCCTCAAGCAGGACCTCACCCGCGATGGCGACTGGACGATGGTTGCCAACAAGAACACTTCAGATCGGCCTGCGCCGCAGCAGACCGCGGCCGAAGAAGATCTTCTGCCGGCGTGGACGCCGACACAGCAAAGCGCGCGCGCTACTTTTACCGTGCGCAATGAGTTTACGCTTAGCCAGGCCGGCTGGATCGATCAATACGGCGTCGACGTCAATGCGCAGAATGCCAATGCCGTGCACGCGATTTCGCTGGCGATCAACGGCGTGGTCCGGGATAGCCTAACGGTGACGCCGAGCACTGCCGGATTGTTCTGGCAGAACATAACGCCGTTGCTGGTTGTCGTCGGCACCAAGGTTCGCGTTAGCGTGCAGGTGACGCAGATCTCCAACAATCTGATGTATTGGGATCAGCAGGTCGGCTTCTTTGCCACGCCGCCGCTTTACTGCTCGTTGGCGCAGGGATGGAAGGATGCCGCATCGCCAGGCACGACCGCTTACGATTGCCACTGCATGTTCATTCCCGGCACGGCATCGCCGGATTGGGACGTGGTCGCCTTCGGCGGCGCAGCTGTCGGCGGCGGTACAACCGGCAATCTCCCGGTGTATGCGGTAGCAAATTTGACCGCGGCGGCAACGGCGGGCGCCGGTGCGCAGGCCTTCGTTACCGATGCAACTGCGGCAACCTTTAACAGCATCGTCGCCGGCGGCGGCACCAATGGCGTGCCGGTGTTCTGCGATGGGACCAACTGGCGCATAGGATGATCAACATGCCATCTATCTCAGCTATGGAACGTCCTTCTCGACTGCGTCGTGAGGAGCCGGCGCCGTTTAAACGCGACGAGATCGTCGCCGGCAACAAGTTCGTGCGGTTGATTCTCGCACGCGCAATCGCGCACCTCGCCAATGTGCCATTGAATATAGTCGTTGCGCGCAACTGGCCCAACGATCCGGTGCTCGATCTCATCACTCGCGCAACATCGGCACCGGCCACGACCGGCACGACCGGATGGGCCGCCGAGCTGGCACAGAAGTTGGTCTATGATTCGCTTGCCGCGCTGGCGCCAATGTCAGCAGGCGCGCAACTGTTGCGCGGTGGCCTGGTGCTCAACTTCGATCATTATGGATCGATCAGCGTGCCGGGATTTGTCGCGGCCGCCGCCAGTGCCGGATTTGTGGCGGAAGGCCAACCTATTCCGGTTCGTCAATTGACTTCCGCTGCCGCGACACTGTTGCCGTACAAGATCGGCAGCATCGCCGCGCTAACCCTGGAAATGATGGAATCCTCCAATGCCGAGGCGATGATCAGCGATGCGCTGATGCGCTCGGCCGGTGCCGCGCTGGATGCGGTATTGTTCGACAGCAATACCTCATCGGCGGCGCGTCCCGCCGGCCTGCGCAACGGCATCGCCGCATCGACGGCGAGCACCAATGCCGATCTGCGCGAGGCCTTCCTTGAGGACATGACGACCTTGTTCAATGCCGTTGCCCGCGTCGGCGGCCAGGGGCCTTATGCCATTGTCACCAGTGCGGGCCGCGCTATGAGCATGATCACGCAGACGAGCAGATATACGGCAGACCGGCAAGAAAGCACCGCTGGCATGATCCTGGGCACACCCGGCGTCGGCAACGATGTCATCGCCGTCGCGCAATCGGCGCTCGTCTCTGCCTTCAGCGCCGATCCGGATATCGAGGCGGCTAATGCGGCGACGCTGGTGATGGACGATACGAGCCCGAGCACGCCGAACACGACGCAACCAACGAAAAGCCTGTATCAGACCGCCAGCATCGGCATCAGGATGCGCTGGCCGATATCGTGGGCATTACGTGACAGCCGCGGCGTTGCGTGGCTTACACCCACCTGGAAATAATATGCGCGCCAGACTTGCCACCTTCGTCGATGAAAATCTGCCCGATCTCGATCCCGTGATCGCGCACGAGCGCACCGATTACGGATGGCGCGGGCTGACCGCGCAGGGTGAAGTTCTGGAAGTCAAACAGGCCAACGGCCATGCCATCGAGGTGCCAAGTGAAATCGTGGTGGCGCAAAATGGGCTTCCGGTCGGCCGCCGCAAAGTCGGCAATGAGCGCCCGCTCAGCATCGATAATTATCTTGAGCACTTTAATCGCGTGGTTAGCTGTTATCGCGCTAATAACCTGGCACAGGCGATGCTCGAATCCGATTTAACCATCGCGGTGGCACCGACGCTGCGCGCGCGTTTCAATCGCGCCATGGTGCTGCTGGCTGCCGGCCAGTGGCAGGAAGGCCTTGCCGAATATTGGCTGTGCGAACAGGAGGCACCATTCATGCGGCCGCAGGCCCGCGCCGCACTCGATGCCGGGATGCAGCCGTGGCGCGGCGAGGATCTACAAGGCAAGCGATTGCTGCTCATGCACGCGCACGGCTTCGGCGACAGTATTATGATGCTGCGCTACGTACCGGTGATGCGCGCCAGAGGCGCGGAAGTCATCCTGATGGTGCCGCGCGAACTTGAACGGCTGGCCGCGCAGCATGCCGCCGTTGTCAATGAATTAGTCGACGCCGATTATTTCTGTCCGTTATTACATCTTTTGCACTTCCTGAAGGTGATACCGTCCGGTGTCATCGGCAGAGGCAGTTATCTCGAGGTCGATGCGAGTGACGTCGAGTGCTGGCGCGCGCCAAAATCGGGCAAGAAGAACATCGGCATCGCCTGGTCGATCGGCAAGCCGAGTCTCGGCGACTATCCGCGCGAGATCGAACTTAAAGCTTTGATCGATGTGCTGCGCGGAGATGGCGAGAAAGCGGAAATTCATAGTGTGCAAATACAAGGCGCCGAGGAAGCAAGGAAATGCGGCGTTAAGGCTTACGAGTTCGAGGACTTCGCCGACTGCGCGGCTTTGATGATGGCGATGGACGAGATCGTCAGCGTCGATACTGCGGCGCTGCATCTCGCCGGTGCCATCGGCCATCCGCGCGTATTTGGTTTGCTCTCGCACTGGGCGAGCTGGCGCTGGGTCGCGCCATGGTACTCGAACATTGAATTTCGCCGACAGCCGGCGGAAGGCGATTGGCTAAGCGCGCTCCTGCAAATCTGAAATGAAACTTGAGCGCGTGCCGCAGGCGAAGATCTACACGACGCCGATCAAGGGCCCGTTCAGTGAATATCTCGGCTGGCGAGAAGTTGAATTGCTCGTTGCGCTGGTGCGTAGCGTTGAGCCTAGAGTGATGATCGAATTCGGCGTCAATACTGGCCTTACCGCCAAGCGCGTGCTCGATAACGTGCCGTCATTGGAAAAGTACATCGGCATTGATGTGCCGCCAGATCATAAACCGGCGATGAGTTGCCAATACTCCGAGGTGCCGGCCAATCCCGGCTGTTATGCCGCCGATGATCCGCGCTTCTGGTTATTGATCGCAGCGACGCCGCTAACCGCCGATGATCTCGAACCGTGTGACGCCGTTTTCATCGATGGTGATCATAGCGCCGCCGCAGTCGCGCATGATTCAAAACTGGCGCGCACGCTAGTGAGGCCAAAGGGCGTGATCGTTTGGCATGATGCGGGAAATGAAAGTGTCGAAGTTACGCAGACGCTCGAAGCGTTAAACAGCGAGAGCTGGTCGATCAGGCAAATCGACGGCTCATGGCTGGCCTACTGTAGATGCTAGGAGGCAGCAATGCCGATGAAGCCGCACAAAGGCGAAAGTCAATCGGACTTCATGCATAGATGCATGACGGAGACTTTTACTGGTGATCGTCCGCAGGATCAGGCCGTCGCCATCTGCATGAACTATTGGCGTGACGAACACGGTGGATCGGCGCCAAAGAAGCAGGACGGCAATGGCTGCCCAGAACCCGGAGATGGTGAAAGTCACGAGGAATATATGGACCGTTGCTCCGAGGATAATGACGAGAGTGATTGCGAAATGAAATGGCGGGAATCACGCTCGGCGACCGGCATCGTGCATAAGACGCACGCCGAGACCGTGCAGGATCTCGAATTCATATTGTCGGACGAATCGATTGACCGGATGGGCGACGTCATCACGGCCGATGGCTGGGACCTGACGAACTTCAGGAAAAATCCGATCGCCCTTTTCAACCATTCGCCGGATTTTCCCATCGGCCGCTGGCGCGACCTGCGCGTCGAGGGCCGCGCATTGCGCGGGCACCTTGAATTGGCACCGGCCGGCACTTCGGGGCGCATCGATGAGATCCGCAAGCTGATCGAGGCTGGTATCCTGCGCGCAGTATCGGTGGGTTTCCGCTCGATCGAGAACAAGCCGCGGGAAAAGGGCGGATTGCATTATACCAAACAGGAACTCGTCGAAACATCATTGGTGGCAATTCCAGCCAATGCCAACGCGTTGGCTGTGGCAAAGAGTCTCAACATTTCTCCTGCAACGATCGATCTCGTGTTCGCCGGGCAAGGCAACAAGAGCACCGAGATCGTGCGGCGCAGGTTCACCGGCGGGCAAGCCGATATATCTCGAAAGAGAAAGGACAAACCCATGGACGGGCTTGGCCAACAGATCTCTGATCTTGCCACTCAGATCGTGGACGATCAGGACGCGCTAACAGCACTCATCGAAAAGATGGATAACACCGATGTCAGCGATGCTGAATCGGAACAGATCAGTACCTTGAATTCCAACATCGCCCGCAACCAGAAGAAGCACGCGATGCTGGTGGAATCGGAAAAGGTGCTAATGAAGACGCTCGACGGCAACGGCAACGGGGCAACCCGCAGCCGCGCGCTCAGCACGACCGTGTTCACTTCACCGCAGGAGCACCGGATTCCGGCCTCGCCCGAAATCGGCATCTTCAACAAGAAGAAGGATCTCGATCCGGTCGAATATCTGGTGCGCGCTGGTGTCATTACCTACGCCGCCAAATCATGGGCCCGTCATCCCGACGAAGTGCGGCAGAAGATCTACGGCGATGACGAGACGACCAAGTTGGTATGCGACCTCGTCATGCGTGCCGCCTCGGCGCCGGCAATGACGACGGTGACTGGATGGGCGGCCGAACTGGTGCAGCCGACCTATACGGATCTGATGCCGTTGCTGATGCCCAGGGCAATCCTGACGCGGCTTGCGGCGAAAGGCTTGTCGCTGAGCTTCGGCAGAACGGGCAAGATCATCATCCCGACGCGCTCGCGCACGCCGACAATTGCCGGATCGTTCGTCGGTGAAGGTCTCGCCATTCCCGTCCGCCAGGGCGCATTCACGACACAGACGCTCACGCCGAAAAAGCTGGCCGTGATCTCGACCTGGACTCATGAGATGAACGAGCATTCCATTCCGGCGATCGAGGGTCTGATCCGCGAAGCGATTCAGCAGGACACCAGCGTTGCCGTCGATACGGTTCTGATCGATACCAACGCGGCGACGGCAATCCGTCCGGCCGGCTTGCTCAATGGCGTGTCGGCAACAGGTGCCACCGCAGGCGGCGGTCTTGCCGCTCTGATCGGTGACATCAAGGCGCTCGTCTCGGCGCTGACGGCTAATACTTACGGCAACATTCGCAGCCCGGTATGGCTGATGAATCCGAGCGACGTGCTGTCGGCATCTCTTGCCAGCGCGACAAACACCGGCATCTTCCCGTTCCGTGACGAAGTCATGCGCGGAACGCTCAACACCATCCCGATCATCGACTCGGCAACGGTAACGGCAAAAACCATGATCTTGGTCGACGCTGCAGATTTCGTTGTTGCCGGTGGAGAAGCCCCACGTATGGAAATTTCAGATCAGGCAACCCTCCATATGGAAGATACAAATCCGGCGGACCTCGTCGCTTCGCCGAGCACGGTCGCCGCTCCGCAACGCTCGCTGTTTCAGACGGACTCTCTCGCCCTTAGAATGGTACTGCCATTAAATTGGGTTCAGAGACGATCTGGAACGGTGGTGTACACCACCAACGTGACATGGAGCTAATGAGGAGAAATAAACAATGGCAGTAAAACCAACACCGACCCAAGCTGAGAACGATCGCTCCGCTATGGGCGAGCATATCCTTGAACATGAAGATGACGGTTCGGGTCCAGATCCGAATGAGCAGGCGAATCAGCAAGCAAAGAATCTTGCGGCTGGCAAACCTGCCACGTATCAGACTAAGACAGTAAAGCCCGCGACACCTAAAACTTGAATGTAATCATGAGTCCGCGCAGCATCGTTGCTCGCACGTTACGCACGGTGCTGCGCGCAGTTGAAGGATCATACCGATCAGGCCCGTACTTCCTGCCGGTATCGGGCGGCTGGCTTCCCGATGGCGTGCCGACAAATTGGTGGCAAACGGGCCTTTCAGTTTCCGGCGGCGATTTTTCCCGCTCCGCCATGGTCGAGGCCTGCATCTCGGCCTATGCGCAAACGGTCGCCATGTGCCCCGGCGATCATTGGCGGCTCAACGACAGCATGGGACGGGATCGGATCAAGACTTCTGCGCTGGCGCGGATCTTGCGCCATCCGAACGATTATCAGTCGTCTTCGGATTTCATGCTCAACGCCGTCCGTTCGCTCTACATGGACGGCAACGCCTATGCGCTGGCATTGCGCAATGACCGCTTCGAGATCGACGAACTGCATTTGATGAATCCTTACATGTCGATCGCGCAGTTGGCGATGACCGGTGATATCTTCTATCGGCTGGCCGGCAACGCCGTCATCGCCCAGCGGATGATGCAGGCGCAGAACGAGCAGTTCGTCGTGCCGGCGCGTGACGTCCTGCATATCCGCCTCAATGCCAATCGCCGCTATCCATACCCGATCATGGGTGAATCGCCGATTGTAAGCACGGCCGACGATATCGCCGCCGGCAATGCGATGTTGCAGCATCAGATCGCGTTCTTTCTCAACCAGGCGCGGCCATCGGCGGTACTCACCACCGACATGGTTCTCGACAAGGACCAGGTCGCGGCATTGCGCGATCGGTGGGACGAGCAATCAAAGGGTCTCAACCAGGGCAAGACGCCGATCCTGACTGCAGGACTCAAGCCGCAACCGTGGGCTATCCCTGCGCGAGATGCCGAGCTCGCCGAGATCATGAAGTTGTCCTACCAAAATATCGCGCTGGCATTTCGCATCCCTTTGCAGATCTTTGGTCTCGGCAACGTGACCGGGAGCAGTACCGGCTACAACACGACGGAAGCTTTGATGCAGGCCTGGATTGCTTCGGGTCTCGGCTTTGCGCTCAACCACATTGAGGATGCATTCGGCGTCCTGTTCAACCTTAAGGGTCAGCCCGACGAATATCTCGAATTCGATACCGCGGCTTTATTGCGCTCTGCCTTCAAAGATCGCATCGATGCGTTGGCACGCGGCGTCATGGGCGGCATCTTCGCTCCCAACGAAGCGCGTGAGCAGGAAGGGCTGGATCATGTGCCTTACGGTGATTCACCCCGCGTCCAGCAGCAGATGGTGCCGCTCGAATTCGCCGGCAAGGTGCCAGCACCGCCCGCGCCGCATGCACCGCCGCCCGCACCGGCCGCCGCACCGCCATCGTCTTCGCAACAGCAATTAGACATGACCGATGCCGAACGAGTCCGCAGACAATTTCGATCATCGCATGCCAGACACATTAGTCTCGCCGGCTGATTTACTGGCAGAGGAACTTGGAATCGTTGCGGCTCGCCTCGAACGCGATGTCGATCGCAAGAAGCATGAAATCGAGCTGCAGGTCGAGGCCGCAATCCTCAGAATCGAAAAGCAGAACAGCGAATGCGAACTGCGGTTGATGTCGATGTTGCGCATGTTAACGGAGAAGATCGCTGAAATTAGAGATGGAAAGGATGGAGATGTCGGGCCGGTCGGTCCTCCCGGCGAAAGCATCATCGGTCCGCCGGGGCCGCCAGGACCTCGCGGCGAAAGCGTCGTCGGACAGAAGGGAGATAAAGGAGATCCTGGAATCGGAATTAAAGGCGATCAAGGAGATTG